GTTTGTCGAAGATAAGTTAATCGTTACAGGTAAATCTAATAACGATGAAACTAACCCATATCTTTATAAAGGTATTAGCACTCGTGCTTTTACGCGAACATTCTCTCTAAACGATTCCATCGAAATTAAGGGCGCTGAGATGCTAAATGGCATTCTTCAGATTGTTCTGGAACGTATTATTCCTGAGCATAAGAAACCCAAGAAGATCGAGATTAAAGAACCAACTACTACTACTAAACAGTTTCTTGCGGAGGAAAAATGAGCTTAATCAAAAATAATATTGCTTTAACTTTATTGATTGTATTTAATTGTGCAGCAATGCTAAGTTATGTAATCAAAACGATTCATTAAGACAGATAAGAGAAGGGGAGCCTTTGCTCCCCTTTTCATTAAACTCCTAGAAGTTTAGCATACTCGTAAGTATGTTTCTTACGATCTTCTAAACCAATTGTACCACCATTGATTCTCTTTGTAAGAGCTGTAATGGTTTCATCATTGATACCTTTATCACAAATGTCCCAAAGCTTATTCTTATCAAAGAAGAACATAGCAGATTCAAATGCAAGCTCACCAGAAACAATGTCTGGATTAGTAAGCACATCAGGACGATCGATTGCTTTGGCGAATGCAGCGTAGTTATCTTTACCAGTTAACTGAATGGCGCCACGACCGCGATACTTGAAACCTTCACCTGAGGCCTCATCACCATTACCCATACGACCACCATATACCTTATTGGCAATCTTTTCTGGATTTCTGGCATAAGGAGTAGCAGCGGCAACATCAGGGAAATATTTACGGAAGATCTTTACAAGACCGTCAGCACTATAGTTTAGGTTTTCTGAAAGAGATTTAAAGCCACCACTTTCATGAGAAGTTTGAGCAAAGAAATGAGCAGCGCGCACTTTAGGCATCTTCAAGAATTCTACAGCAGCCTTAAGCGTCCCCGGACCCCATGCGCCATCAGCCGTTACACCAATCTTACTTTGAAAATCTTTTAAACTCATGCGAGACCCCTTAAATAGTGTTTTTATTTGTTTTATTATGGTACAATCAACGTGTACCCTGAATGTATTTATAAGGATAATGTTATGAAATTCTATACCTCAGTCATCCAACGCGGAGATAACATCCTTTATCGCGGGTATGAGAATGGCAAAGCTGTGCAGCGTAAGATTCGATACAAGCCATATCTCTTTGTCGAATCCAAGAAAGCGGATAGCACATCAGTCTATAAGACTCTCCAAGACGTCACAGTCGAAAAGTTTGATTTCGATTCTATCTATGAAGCGAAAGAGTTCGCAGAAAAATATAAAGATGTAGATAACTTTACTGTCCATGGTCAAAGTCCTCGTTCTTTCAACTATCTTTGGTTATTTGATAACTTTCGTAATGAAGTTGAATATGACGTTGACAAGATCAAGATCCTTTATTTCGATATCGAGGTAGCATCAGATGATGGATTCCCAAGACCTGAACTAGCAGACAAAGAAGTCACAGCTATTGGTATCAAGTTCAAAGGACAGATGATAGTCTTTGGTTGTGGTGAGTATAAGAACTCTGACGAGAACGTAAAGTATATCAAGTGTAAAGACGAAGCCAATCTTCTTGAGCAGTTCCTTCGTGCATGGCGGATCATGGATCCTGATGTGATCACTGGTTGGAACATTGAATCATTCGATATTCCATATCTAGTCAATCGATTGACCAAAGTCCTTGGTGAAGACAACATGAAACGTCTGTCTCCATGGGGTATCGTCAATGAAAAGCATGTCAGTCGTGGTAAAGCCAATGGCCATTTTAATGTATATGACATCATGGGTATCACCACTCTTGATTACATTCAGCTCTATAAGAAGTTCACTTATTCTAATCAGGAATCGTATAAGTTAGATCATATCGCCATGGTCGAACTCGGAGAAAAGAAGTTAGACTACTCTGAATATGGTAATCTACATGAGTTGTATAAGAACAACTTCCAACTATTCATCGATTACAATATCAAAGACGTAGATCTGATTGAAAGACTTGAAGATAAGCTTAAGCTGATCGAGCTTGTATTCGCTATGGCATATGCCGCAAAAGTTAACTATGCTGATACCTTTGGTGTAGTAAAACTATGGGACATCATCAGTCATAACTTCTTGCTTGAACGTAATATCGTAGTAACTCCAAAGGAAAGCATTCCAGATATTCCTTATGCTATGATTGGTTCTTTAGAAAACTTATCTGAAGGTGGTATTCAAAACGATGATGGATTTGAGACATCATTTGCAGGTGCATATGTAAAAGTACCTCAGGTTGGTATCCATGATTGGGTATGCTCATTCGACTTGAATAGCCTATATCCTCACCTTATCATGCAGTACAACATCTCACCTGAAACGTATTATGGTCAAATCTCTGGTCAAAAGGATGTAGATCGATTCCTTGCTGGTGAAGCAGATGAATGGGATACAGATCTTATCAAGACTCCTAATCGTTGTATCTTTCGTCGTGATAAGCAAGGTTTCTTGCCAGAACTAATGGAGATGTATTATAATAAGCGTACGATCTACAAGAAGAAGATGATCGAGGCTCAGAAGGAATATCAGAAGAACAAGACGTTTGAACTTGAAAAGCAGATCGCGCGATACAACAATCTTCAGATGGCTTTCAAGATCATGTTGAACTCAGCTTATGGCGCACTAGGCAATAAGTTCTTTCGATACTATCAGATCGCTTTGGCAGAATGCATCACTCTTGCAGGTCAGGTATCCATTCGATGGATCGAAAATGAGATGAATAAGTATCTCAATAACATTCTTAAAACGGATAAAGACTATATTATTGCATCAGACACAGATTCCATCTATATCAACCTAAGTGGATTGGTCGATCATGTGTTTCCTGGCGAGAAGGATACTACAAAGATCGTAGAGTATTTGAATAAAGTATGTCGTGAAAAGCTTGAACCCTTTATCGATGCATCTTATGCTAAACTTGCAACTTATACGAATGCCTATGATCAGAAGATGAAGATGAAGCGTGAGTCGATTGCTGACAAAGGTATCTGGACTGCCAAGAAACGATACATCTTAAACGTACACGATTCCGAAGGAGTGCGCTATGCTGAACCTAAACTCAAGATTATGGGCATTGAAGCTGTTAAGTCTTCTACTCCTCTGTCGTGTAGAGAGTCTATTAAGAAAGCTCTTAAGATTATCATGACTCAAGACAATAAGGCACTCATCGAGTTCGTGAAGAAATTCAAGGACGAATTCTTCACTCTTTCATTCGAACAGATTGCCTTTCCTCGTGGGTGTAACGGTATGAATAAGTATTCTCGTAAGCAAGACGTCTATGCAAAAGGTACTCCTATTCAAGTAAGAGGTGCTCTGTGTTACAACCATATCATTCGTGCAAAAACCATGGAGAAAAAGTATCAATATATCATGGACGGTGAAAAGATTAAGTTCTGTTACCTTACGCCTAATAAATATGGTATGTCAGTCATATCATGCCCAGGTGAATTGCCTAAGGAATTTGAACTTCACCGTCATATCGACTATCATACCCAATTCGAAAAAGCCTTCATTGAACCATTGAATGGCATCATCGAAAAGATAGGTTGGACAGCAGAAGAAAATACTTCAACGAGTTTAGAAGATTTCTTTGCTTAGGGTATATTTAATTAAACACATACTGTATAATCATTATAAGTGAAACTGAAAGGAAATATATGTCATTTTTTAAAAATTTAGTAGAGACACTCAAAGATGAAGATACTCGAATCGCCGCTGATGGTCAAGGTTCTGCAGAATATAGTGGATGCATTGATACTGGTTCTTATATTCTCAACGCTGTGCTTAGCGGCAGTCTTTTTGGTGGTGTGCCAAATAATAAAATTACTGCTTTTGCCGGTGAATCTGCTACAGGAAAAACTTTCTTCGTACTCGGCATCGTCAAAGCGTTCTTAGATGCTAATCCAGAAGCTGGTGTTATGTATTATGACACTGAAGCTGCGGTTACTAAGTCAATGATGGAACAGCGAGGCATCGATACCAAACGAGTAATCGTTGCCGAAATGGATACCATTCAGAAGTTTAGGACTCATGCGCTCAAGACTCTTGAATACTATGAAAAGTCTGGAGATAAGCGTCCTCCTTTCATGATGGTTCTTGATTCATTAGGACTATTGTCTTCTACAAAAGAAATGGAAGACACATCTGAAGGCAAAGAAACACGAGATATGACAAAGGCTCAAATTATCAAAGCCACATTTAGAGTGCTTACTCTTAAGCTTGCTAAAGTTAAGGTACCTTTGATTTTGACCAATCATGTCTATGCAGCAGTCGGTGCATATGTGCCTACAAATGAAATCTCAGGTGGTTCGGGGCTCAAATACGCTGCTTCTACAATTGCCATGCTTTCTAAGAAGAAAGATAAAGAAGGCACTGATGTTGTTGGTAACATCGTTAAAGTTAAAATGTACAAGTCACGCCTATCAAAAGAAAATAGCCAAGTAGAAGTACGTCTATCTTATGATAAAGGTCTAGATAAGTATTATGGTCTACTTGAGCTAGCTGAAAAGTATGACATCATCAAAAAGGTTACTACTCGTTATGAATTACCAGACGGTACCAAATTGTTTGGTAAAGAAATCAATAACAATCCAGAGAAGTACTTTACTGATGAGATGCTGCAGCGCTTAGATGAGTGTGCAAAGAAAGAATACAGTTATGGTACTTACAGTGTAGGAGAATTGAATGACGATCGAGAAGACGATTCTATCTAGTCTACTCTTTAATGAAGACTATGGTCGCAGAGCTATCCCTTTCATCAAAGATGAATATTTTAAGGATGTAAATGATCGAGTAATCTTCAATCTAATCGATGAGTATCTAAAGAAGTACAACGCTTTCCCCTCGAAGGAGGCGTTGGTCATCGATCTAAGTAATCGTAAAGATCTGAACGAACAACAGTTCAAAGATAGTACTAATACTATCGAGAACTTAAGTTCTGACCCAAATACCAAAGTAAATTGGTTGCTTGATCAGACAGAGAAGTTCTGTCAAGACCAAGCTCTGTTCAATGCAATTTCTAAGTCTATTAAGTTGATGTCTGATGAGAAGGCTGAAATCTCAAAGGGATCTATCCCTCAGCTCTTGTCTGATGCTCTGGCAGTTTCCTTTGATACGCATATTGGTCATAACTTACTTGATGATTGGGAAGATCGATATGCGATGTATCATCGTAAGGAATCCAAGATTCCCTTTGATCTCGAGTACTTTAATAAAATCACTAAAGGTGGATTATCGCCTAAAACATTGAACATCGTACTTGCAGGTACTGGTGTTGGTAAGTCAATGTTTATGTGCCATTGTGCATCAGCCAATCTGATGAGCGGCATCAATGTGTTGTATATTACCCTTGAAATGTCTGAAGAGAAGATCGCTGAGCGTATCGATGCAAATATTCTAAACGTAACGATGGATGAGTTGGCAGAAATGCCAAGAGATGTCTATGAACGTAAAATCAATCGTGCAAAAGAAAAGACTGTTGGTAAGTTGATTGTAAAAGAATATCCTACTGCATCTGCAAGTTCATCTAACTTTCGATATCTGTTTAATGAATTGAAGATCAAGAAGAACTTTGTACCAGATATCGTTTATATTGATTATTTGAATATCTGCTCATCTGCAAGATTGAAGACAGGTACCAACTTCAATTCATATACATACGTAAAGGCAATTGCAGAAGAACTTCGTGGTCTTGCAGTGGAGTTCAATGTGCCAATCATTTCGGCTACACAAACAAATCGGAGTGGTTACAGTAACTCTGATGTTGGTCTTGAAGATACCTCTGAATCGTTTGGTCTACCAGCAACTGCAGACTTCATGTTTGCCATCATCACTGGTGAACAACTCAATGGTCTAAATCAGTTGATGGTTAAACAGTTGAAAAATCGTTATAGTGATCCAAATATGTATAAGAAGTTTGTGATTGGCGTTGATAGAGCTAAGATGAAGCTATATAATGTAGAACAGGCAGCACAGCAAGACATCATTGATGAGAGTCGTGATACTTCTAATGTGTCTCCTTTGAAAAAGAAATTTGATAAATCTCTGTTTGAAGATTTTACTTAAATATAGAAATATAGTATTATAGACACAGCTACAATATGGAAACTTTATGAATATCTTTTTCTTATCGACCGATCCACAACAATGTGCTGAATATCATTGTGACAAGCATGTTGTAAAGATGATTATCGAGTATGCTCAACTTATGTCTACTGCCCATCGTCTGCTCGATGGTAGACAGTACACTGAAAACAATAAAGGGCGAATGACTAAAAGGTGGAAACTCAATGATAACATTGACACCATAATTTATAAAGCGTCTCACGTTAATCATCCATCTGCAATTTGGACTCGGCAAGATGCAAGTCATTATACTTGGCTTCTCACTATGTGGAAATTCTTGTTGAAAGAATATACTCATCGTTATGGTAAACACCATAAAACTGGTGAACTTGAATTTGCTTTATCGAGACTTCCTCGTAATATTCCAATCAAAAGTCTGTCTATTGAAGAACCTCCTCAGGCAATGCCAGAAGAGTGCAAGGCAAACGGCGCGGTAAATGCATATCGCCAATACTATATCTTGAAGAAAAATGGATTTGCTCGATGGACTAATCGGCAAATTCCAAAATGGTATTCGCAAGGAATTTTAGATCTATTGACAATGGAATCTCAAGTGATGGGTCTCTATGATTGAGATAGAGATTGAAGGCATAAAGGAAAAAAAGCAAAAGCAATTATATAAAGATGCTACAATATTTTATTGCACTCAACTCTTCAAGAAAGATCCTGGATATTTAGATATTATATTATCGTTTATGAAAGCTCCAGCAAACATGAATATTCATGGATGGTGTTTACCAGAGACGAATTATTATCCAAAAAATTTCTATATTGAAATAGCAACAAAGCTTAATCAAGAACAAAGACTTCGAACACTCGCTCATGAAATGGTACACTTAAAGCAATACAGAAAAAATCAATTGCAGTTTAAGAAAAACCAAATGCATTGGAAAGGCCAAGCATATATAGTAGAGAATGAATTTGAAATGTACACTTCTGCACCATGGGAATTGGAAGCATACGAAATGGAAGAAGTGTTGTACAATAATTTTATAACACAGTATAAT